GCTGTAGAAAACACAAATAACGCTGCGGCATTAGCTGCAAACGATATTTTGCAAATCTTCACAATACCAACAGATACACTTATCATGGCTGCAGGTTACGAAGTCGAGGCTCTATTAACTGGAGAATCAAACGATACAACATTCAATTTAGGTATCACTACTGCCTCTACAGGCGGTATTGCTGTTGATATTGATGAGTTCGTTGCAGCAATGGACACAGACGCTATGGCGGTTGGTTCCTATGCTACTATGATTCCTGGAGTGTTTCCGAACCTTACTGGTTCTACGGCAACAACTATGGATCTAGAACTTCAAGCAGCAGGTACAGCACCTACAGGCGGTAAAATTCGAGTTTGGATGGTTCTTATGAACATAGACAATCCTGGAAGTTATGACGCTAATGAAGTTGATCGTGATCAACTAGCATAAACTAATATAAAGGGGCAGGGATAACTTGCCCCTTTATTTACATAGGAATTAAAATGGCTGAATCATATTTAACATTAACTAATAAAGTTATTATCAAACTAAATGAAGTAGCATTAACCTCTGTTAATTTTACTTCTGCTAGAGGAATACAAGTACAATGTCAAAATGCAATAAATGAAGCTATACGTTATATTAATCAAACAGATTATAATTATCCATTTAATCATGCAACTGCTAATCAAACTTTAACAGCAGGTGTTGTTAGATATTCATTACCAAGTAGTACTAAAGTTGTAGACTATAATACTTTTAGACTTGTTAAAGATTCAGACTTAGGTAGTTCTGGTGGTAAGTTAAGACTATTAAACTACAATGATTATATTGATAAATATATTACTCAAGAAGATGAGATAAGTTCTACTACATTAAGTCAATCTCATACTGACTCAGTAACTACAATAACAGTTGCTAGTACTACAGGTTTTAATGCTTCTGGTAGTTTATACATTGGTAATGAAATTGTATCTTATACTGCTATAGGTTCTTCAACTACTTTTACAGGTGTAACTAGAGGTTCTTCTTCTACTACAGCAGCAGCTCATGCAGATGCAGTAGTTGTAACTCAATTTAATCAAGGCAGTATACCACAGTATGTAGCAAGAACTCCTGATAATAATTATTTATTATATCCTTATCCAACTAAATCTTATCAAGTTGATTTTGAATATTATACTTTTCCAACTGATCTTGCTGCTCATAGTGATACTACTACTATTCCTGATAGATTTGCTCATGTTATTGTTACAGGAGCTATGGCTTTTGTTTATCAATACAGAGGTGAAATTCAACTACATCAATTAAATATGGAATTATTTAAAGATGGTATTAAAAATATGCAATCATTGTTAGTAAATAGATTTGATTATTTAAGGTCTACTTATCCTTTAGGGGGATCTTCAAGTTCTAGAGCTAATGTATTAAGAGTATCTTAGTATGCCAGATACAGCAGAAACACAACATTTTCCATTTATATGTGAAGGAGGGTTAGTATCTAATCGTTCTACTTTTATAATGAAAGCAGGAGAAGCTCTTCAATTAGAAAACTTTGAACCTGACGTAGAAGGTGGATACAGAAGAATAAGTGGTTTTAAAAAACATATACGTTCTGTAGTTCCTGTTACGTCTACATCAGATGAAGCAGTATTATTAGTTACATTTTTTAATAATAATATAATTGCAGCTAGGGGTGAAAAGATTTTTAGTTCAGCCTCTACAGATTTAGGTACAGGCCCATCTAGTGCAATAACTTCTGGAGCTACTATGTCTGGTTCTGGAACAGTTATAGTTAAAAATACATCAGGTTTTAATTCTAGTGGTAGTTTTGTAATTAACTCAGAAGAATTTACGTACACAGGTAAAACAACTACAACATTTACTGGTGTAACCCGTGCTACTAATAGTACATCTGCTGCTGCACACTCTGCTTCTTCAGACTCTGCTAGAAATGTAATATCAGAAACATGGACAGTAAGAGATACAGGAAGAACTAACGCAAGTAAATATTCTTTTGAAAGATTTAACTATGATGGTGGCGACAAGATAATTCTTGTAGATGGTGTAAATGCACCTGTAGTTTTAAACACATCTCTTGCTACAACAGATGTAAGTACATCTTCAGTAGCAGGAGCAAATGTAATAGCTTCGTACAGAGAACATATGTTCTACGCAGGTATGTCAGGAACACCACAAGAGTTAGTATTTAGTGTACCTTTTGATGAAGATAACTTTACTTCAGGTTCTGGATCTGGTAGTGTTAAAGTTGATGATACTATTGTTGGTTTAAAAGTTTTCCGTGATTCTTTATTTATATTTTGCGAAAATAGAATATTTAAATTAACAGGAAGTTCTTTAGCTAACTTTTCAATTACTCCTGTTACTAGAAACATTGGTTGTATTAATGGTAAAACAATACAAGAATTTGCTGGTGATTTAATATTCTTAGGGCCTGATGGTTTACGAACAGTTGCTGGTACACAGAATATTGGTGACGTTAATCTTGGTACAATTAGTAGTAATGTACAATCTATATTTGATGATAACATTTTAGATTCAGGATCATTTGAATCTGTAATTATACCAGAAAAAACACAATATAGATTATTCTTTTCTAAATCAGCTGGACTAGAAACTAGAACACAAGGCATTATTTGTGTACTTAAACAGCAAGAAAATGGTCAGCAAGCTTATGAATTTTCTGAGGTAAAAGGAATAAAACCTTCTTGTACAGATTCATTTATTGAACAGGGTAATATCTTAGTTCTTCATGGTGGATTTGATGGTTTTATATATAGACAAGAAGAAGGTAATGACTTTGATGGGGTAGCAATAAACGCTAAATATCGTAGTTCAGATTTAACTATGAATGACCCTGGCATAAGAAAACATATGCAAAGGGTAATAGTTAACTTTAAACCTGAATCTAGTATTGACGCAGACTTATTTGTAAGGTATGATTACGAAAGTGCTGAGTCTTCTAGACCAGCCGCATATCCACTAGACTCATCACAAATTGCTGGTATATACGGACTATCACTTTATGGCAATCCAACATACGGTGGTGCATCACAACCTTTAGTAAGACAAGCAGTAGAAGGTTCAGGTTTTGCAGTAGCATTAAGAGTTAATGATGGTGGGCTAACAGCTCCATATTCATTAAAAGGTTTTCAATTAGAATTTGATTTAGGAGCTAGAAGGTAAATGGGAGCAAATTATACAAGACAGTCTTCGTACACTGATGGAGATGTAATACAAGCTGGGGATAGTAATAATGAATTTGACCAATTACTAGCTGCTTTTGCTGCATCATCAGGACACACTCACGATAATACTACAGGAGAAGGTGGCCCAATAACTAAGCTACTTGGTACTTCTATTACCATAGGTGATGCTACAGCAGGTACAGACATAACAGTAACATTTGATGGTCAGTCAAATGATGGTGTATTAATATGGATGGAAGACGAAGACTACTTTAGATTTTCTGATGATATACTAATTGACACTACAGAAAAAATACAGTTCCGTGACACGGCAATATACATTAACTCTTCAGCAGATGGACAACTAGATCTTGTAGCTGATACAGAAATACAGATAGCAGCTACTACTATAGATATTAATGGTGCTGCTGATATATCAGGCAACCTAGCAGTAGGTGGTAACTTAACAGTAGCAGGTAATGCAACGGTTACGGGTACTACTACATTTAATGGTGGCACACTTACACTAGGCGACAGTGCGTCAGACAATGTTGTGTTTGGTGCAGATGTAGACTCAAACATTATACCTGATGACGATGACACATATGACTTAGGTAGTGCTAGTCAAGAGTGGCGTAACATCTTTATAGATGGCACAGCTCACATTGATACTCTTGATATAGATGAGAACGCTACAGTAGCTGGTACACTAGGTGTTACTGGAGCCATAACAGGTTCAAGTACAATAGTTGGTACTACTATATCAGCAAGTACAGCATTTGTTCCTACAATAGCTGACGGTGCTACACTAGGTACAGCCAGTCTAGAGTTTGGTGATCTTTACTTAGGTGACTCAGGTGTTATCTATTTAGGTGCTGACCAAGACGTAACACTTACACACATCCCAGATACAGGTGTCCGTGTAAACAGTACAAACAAAATAGAATTTAATGATGCATCTCAGTTTATACATGGCTCAAGTGCTACTGTATTATCACTAGGTGCTACAGATGAGATAGACCTTACAGCTACCGCTATAGATGTAAATGGTACTGTAGATATGTCTAGTACACTAGCAGTGACAGGCAATGTTACTATGTCTGCTGATGCAACAGTAGGAGATGATCTTACACTTATATCTGACGCTGCAGTATTAGGCTTCGGTGCAAACACAGACGTCACACTAACACACGTACATGACACTGGCTTGTTACTTAACAGCACAATGGCATTACAGTTTAATGATGCGTCACAGTTTATTAATGCTCCTAGTGCTACAGTACTAGACATTACAGCTACAGATGAGATTGAGCTTAACGCTACAGCTATTGACGTTAACGGTACAATGGACGTCAGCGGCACATTAGGTGTAACTGGTATTGCTACATTTGCTGATGACATAATAATAGGTGACGGCAAGACTATTGGCTCTGCATCAGACGTAGACGCAATAACTATAGCTTCTAATGGTCAGGTAACACTGACACAGACATTGATAGGTACAGCACTAGATATATCTGGTGACATAGATGTAGACGGTACTACTAACTTAGACATAGTTGACATTGACGGTGCTGTAGATATGGCTACAACACTTGCTGTTGCAGGTAATGTAGACTTTAACGGTGATCTTGATGTAGATGGTACAACTAACTTAGATGTAGTAGACATTGACGGTGCGGTTGACATGGCTAGTACACTAGCTGTAGCTGGAGTTTTAACTGGTGCATCTTTAGACATCTCAGGTGATATAGATATTGATGGTACAGCTAATTTAGATGTTGTTGATATTGATGGTGCAGTAGATATGGCAAGCACTCTTACTGTTGCAGGTAACTCTATTTTAGCTTCTGCTGATGTTACGGGTGTTGCAACAGCAGCTACATTTGAGCCAGACGGTGACACAGCAGCAGGAGATAACGCAGCTATAGGTTACACATCTGTTGAAGGTCTTATCCTTACAGGTCAAGGTTCAACAAATGATGTAACAATTAAAAATGATGCTGATACTATCGTTATGCGAGTTCCTACAGGAACAGATGACGTAGTCTTTACAGATAACGTTACTATATCAGGTGACTTAACTGTAACAGGTACAACTACACAGGTTGACACAGTTACTATGGAAGCAGCTAACGCTGTAGTATTTGAAGGTGCTACTGCCGATGCTCACGAGACTACACTTACAGTTGTAGATCCTACAGCAGACAGAACAATTAATCTACCTAACGTATCAGGTACACTACCAGTTCTAGCTGCAGTAAGTACTACTCAAGTTAGTTCTACACCAGAAGAGTTAAACATATTAGATGGTGCTACTGTCGTTGTAGGTGAGATCAATGCACTAGACTTAGGTAGCACTGCGGTAGGTACAGCGATTGCATCTAAAGCAGTTATACTAGACTCTAATAAAGACTACACAGGGTTACGCAATCTTACAATTACTGGTGAGCTAGACGCAGCTACACTAGATATTAGTGGGGCGATTGACGTTGAGGGTACAGCTAACCTAGATGTGGTAGACATTGATGGTGCTGTAGATATGGCAACTACATTAACGCTTGCAGGGAACGCAGACTTTAATGGTGACTTAGACGTAGACGGTACTACTAATCTTGATGTTGTAGATATTGATGGTGCTGTTAACATGGCAACTACTGCCTTAGTTACAGGTGTGTTGACTACTACAGCAGCTACTGTGTTTAATGGTGGGTTTGCAAGTAATGCTGACTCAACAATGGG